GCCTTCATTTCGTCAATTTTGCTATTTAGATATTCCATCTTTTTTTGTATAATGTAAGCTTTGTGAGTATTACCTAACTTTTGTAACTTTATCATAAAATATTCTAATTCTCTAGAATCTTTTTTTAACCGCTCAATTTGTGGCTGGTATGACATATGAATATACCTCTAATTGATTATGAGTTAATGAAAGCAAAAGGTGTTAAGGTAACAATCTCCTCTGATGTTGGCGTTATAGAAAGTAAAAAGGATCATGGCCTTTTGAAAGCCATGATCCTTTTCGTTAGTATGAGTTATAAAATTTGCTCATAATTTTATTTATAAAAAACTAATCTTCGTCTTTAATTAAACCTGGAAATGCTTCTATTACTAATTTCTTAGTGATTCCTTTATAATGTGCAGTTCCTGTTTTTTTAATTAGCGATTTATCTTTCATGAGTATAAGCAACTCTGCTTCTTCTGGATGCATAGTCTCGAGTAATGTTATAAACATTTTTTCTCTTTTAACGCTGGCCATGCTTTGCCCAGGACCATTCTTTACAAAGAACTTTAGTTTCTTAGCAGCGCGTTGAATAGCTGATGGAGTAAATCCCCACTTCTTAGATTCTTCTAAACTAAATGGAGGTCTACCTTCTGGCAATATAAATTCAATACCTGAATCCATCCCACCTTGCAATACTGTTCGTAGCGCAAAACTATTATTGTCTCTTAATATTGTTATTTTTTCTTCTTTAGTTGTTGCTTGTGCAGCCCTTTCTAGCACAATATAGACAAAACTGGCCATTATAAAAAATCTCCTACACTATCGATTAGTAATTTACAACGCTTGGTAATTAAGTAATTAAGTACTCTAGAAGAATGCGGTACTTGAAAAGATTCATAAGCAGCAATTACTTCATTCTTTAGTTCTACAGGGGTTTGCGATAAATCAATCATCTTTTTATTTCTGCAATAATTTCTATATATCTCTTCGCCCATAACTGAGCGCAAGTCTTCAGGTGGTACAGAGAATTGCGCAATCTTCTTTTGAGTCATAGGCGATTGTCGAATAGAATCTACAAAGGTATTATCAGGGCTAAGAACATTTGGCACACCATCTGATGCATCTCCTTTTAAAATATGCTCAAGGAGATATTGATTAGGATTCGAGTCTTCAATAAACTTTTTAGTCATTGGAGAAAATTGCCGAACGTTATTGTATTTCTGAAGTTGAATAAAATCTTTATCAGATGATACGATCATAACTCTATCGTGTTTACCAAACTCTTGAGTCGTTTCTACTAATGTAGCAATGATGTCATCTGCTTCACAACCATTAATACGAACAGTTTTGTATGGTAGGTTTTGACCAATTTCGTCAAATACTAAATTAATAATTCTAAAGATTTCATTCCAATCTAGAGGTGATTCATCTCTGCCAGATTTGCGAGAAGCTTTGTATTGCGGAAATACTTCTTTACGCCAGTTTGATGAATCGTTTGCAATTACCATCTGGCCGTATTCATCACGAAATTTTTTGTTATACATTCGAATAGAATTCAAGATCATATGACGAATCATATCTTCGCTGATCTCTATCTTTTGTACAATAATGTTTGCTATAGCAATTGCGTTATAATCTAAGATAATCATGATACACTCAAGTTTGTATTATATAGTATATTATACATTAAATCATATAATATGTACACTCATTTTTTAAGATGTTTTAAGTGCGATTTGCGTACTTTCACTTGAATCCAAGCATTATAGTACTCATCACTCAATAACACGTTTCGCTCAATTTGTTCTTTTAATTCTAAGTAAGCGCATTCTGCTTTGGTTTTACATAAATGCAATATAGTTCTTTTAAAAGATTCTTTTCCTATATTGGTTATTTCTGCTCCGAGCTCAGCTGATGATCCGTAATAATCTTTCCAATCGGACTCAACTTTATATCTTTTCTTTTTCTTATTCACCTGTTTAATTTTTGATGACCAGAAAAACTTTTTACCAATATATTTTCTGCCATTAACCAAGTTTTCAATTAAATAAACAAATCCATATACTTCTTTATGGTTAAGTTCTTCAGGTAAATATAATGTATCTTTCAATAACCAGTGATTCATAAATAGTCCATAAGGTGTTTATATGGACTATTTATATTCCTTATTCGTCGTTAAAATCTAGCTCTTCTATTTGCTCTTCACCACAAAATGGACAATATACTGCTTCTAGATCGTCATCATCAGCTTCGTCAGAAATTACTCTATATAATACGTTACATGAACTACAAGTATGCTTCATTTATACTCCCCAAACATCTTTCCAATCTCCAGTAATTGCGCCTTTAGCATAGTCCGTTGCACGGTTTTCAAAGAAATTAGTATGCGTTGGAGCATTGATCATTTCTTCAACCCAAAGCAATGGATTCTTTTTTATTTTAAAAATTCCTTTTAATCCTAAAGAAATTAATCTTCTATCACAAATATACCGAATATATTTTTTTACATCATCAGCACTAAGATTTTCCATACTACCGGTGGCAAATGACAAATCAATAAACTTGTCTTCTAGCTCAACCATCTTCTCGGCAATAGTATATATCTTTCCTTTGAGGTCATCATTCCAGATACCAATATTTTCATTAATGTATTCACGGAACAGTTTGATCATATTCTCTGCGTGTAGTGTCTCGTCAACAATACTCCAGGTAATGATTTGTCCCATGCCTTTCATTTTACCGTGACGAGGAAAATTCAATAGCATAATAAAAGAACTGAACAATTGCATACCTTCAGTGAAAGCAGAAAACGCAGCAATATTTGTTGCTACTGATTCAACTGTTCCATTTGAATTTGACATGTCAATAAAATATTCATGCTTATCTTTCATAGCTTCATATTCTAGGAATTCAGAATATGTAGACTCAGGCATGCCAAGAGTCTCAATGAGGTGAGAATATGCTGCAATGTGAAGAGCTTCACGAGCAGCAAATCCTGCAAGCATCATTCTTATCTCAGGTTGTTTAAAATAAGGCAGGTAATTATTAACATATCCACCCGCAACATCAATATCACCTTGTACAAAGAATCTAAAGATGTTTGTTAAAAATCCTTTTTCTGATTCAGATAGTTTTGATTGCCAGTCCTTTACATCTTCAGACATTGGAACTTCTGTATGAAGCCAATGCGATTGCTCATGCTTAAGCCAAGCATCATATGCCCATGGATATGAAAACGGTTTGAAGTAAGACCTTTCATCTGTTAACTTTAATTTACTCACTTAACCATGCCTCCAAATCTGGTATACTCATCATGCCAGATTTGCGTTTGATTTCATACAATCCAGCCATAGGATCATGATCAACCATAATTAAAGTTGGTACACCACGTATACCGAATTGCTTAGCGTATTCTTGATTCTCATCGATATCTATTTCTTCAAATGGAATATCTGTATTGATAGATTGTATTGCTTTGGAAAGCATTTGGCATGGAGCACACCAACTTGCACTAAACTTTAACACCTTCATATTAACCCTCACATGCTAAACAAGGTTCGTCATTTACTAAAGAAGTCATATCCAACTCTTTTATAATTTGTCTTTCAATTTTATTTGCTACTTTATCGGCTTTGCCTAATTTCTCTGATCTGCAATAATACAATGTCTTTAATCCCTGTTTCCATGCTAAATAATGAATTGCATGTAGGTACTTAATATTCGAATCTGGTCTAAAGAATAAATTAAGCGATTGCCCTTGGTCAATATATTCCTGTCTCTTAGAGGCGTGATCAATTAGCCAACGTTGATCGATCTCCATAGCAGTTTTGTATACAGCTTTCTCATCAGCGCTTAGCATTGATAAATGCTGCACAGATCCATCATTTGAAATTATTGATGACCAGATTTCATCTTCTGTCTGTTTAGTTTGCCCAGCTTCAATCTTACTTTGAATAATGTCCACCAGATGCTTATTTTTATTAAGATGAGACCCGGATAGAGTGTCTTGCCTGTAAGCATTCGCCCTAAAAGGTTCAATGCTCGGGCTAGTGTTGCCCATAATAATACTGCTAGAAGCATTAGGAGCGATAGCCATGACATGGCTAAACCTTCTTCCTGTACCCTGAGCATCAGGTGCTTCACCGCGTTGTGTTCCAAGTTCAATATTTGCTTCATCAAGTTTAGTCCTAATATATTTAAACATTCTCACGTTGGCACTAGTTGCTTGCCAGCTTTCCCATTGTATCATATTCTTTTGCAAATATGCATGAAACCCTAATGCGCCAACACCAATACTTCTTTCACGCATCGCTGAAAACTTTGCACGTGAAACAGTATTAGGAGCATTATCTATAAAGTACTGTAATACATTATCTAGCATCTCAGCTATATCTTTCAGGAATAATGAATTTTTAGACCACGTATTGTAATATTCAAGATTCACTGATGATAAACAACATACGGCTGTTCTATCTTTATTTGTTGGAAGAATAATTTCAGAACAAAGGTTTGATTGATGAATCTTAAGGCCAAGATCTTTTTGAAATTGTGGAAGGTGCCTATTAGATGTATCAATAAAGTGTACGTATGGTTCGCCAGTTTCCATACGTAGTTCTATAATTTTTTGCCACAAAGCTTTTGCAGATACTGTGCTTTTAATCTGGCCAGAATGTGGATCGATCAAATTCCATCTATCATCAGCATTTGAATCGGTCATACATCTTTCGATAATTTCCATAAACCGATCTGATATGTTAATACCATGGTGCAAATTTAAGCAACGAACATTTTGATCGCCAGTAGGCTTTCTCATTTCTAGAAACATTATTACGTCTGGATGAGAAATGTCTAGATAAGTTGCATATGACCCACGACGAGTTCGACCTTGACGATAGGCCAAACATGAAGCGTCATAGGTTTTAAGGTGAGGCATTACTCCAACAGACTTATCATCGCCAGATCGAATACCAAAACCAATACCAACTCCACCCCCTAGCATAGAAAGCCAGTTTGTTTCAGATAGGTTTTCGACTAAGCCTTCTGCCGTATCATTGATATAATTTAGAAAGCAAGATATCGGCATGCCATTTTTTGATCTTCCGAATGAAAGAATTGGAGTAGAATATGATAACCAATGTTTACTTGAATAATCATATAATCTTTGAGCATGTTCTGCATTGCTGCTAAATTTCGAGCTAACATATGCAAATCTTTCTTGAGGAGACTCTTCGTCGTCCTTCATGTAACTTTCTTTTAATCTTTGAATTCCCAATTTATCAAACAGAGCATCTCTTGAATAATCTATTTGAATTCCCATATACTCTATTTTCGACATGCAAATATCCCACAATAAGTCCAAGTAAATGGATTATTTTAATTTTATTAAGGTAATATTATATATCAAAGCGCTGAGTATGTACAACACTTTTTACAGATATATTTTAAGATAGAGCTTTTACTATTGTTATGGCTTTTACAATAGCATCATAGAGATCTTGCTTTTTTTGCAGATCCTTTGCGCCATTCTTAATGGCACCCTCTAAGTTGAGGCTGTTTATTAATGCAACATATTCTTGATGTGATATATTGCCTTCTTGATACATTTTTTGTATGTTATTAAATTTTACTTCTAAATCTGATACATTCATTTTCTTTTCCGTCCTATTACTTGTTGTATACTTGTGGCTGAATCAGCTATCTGTAATAAACTTGTTTGACAAAAAAACTGCGATACTTCTTGATTATCATATAAAGTGTATCCTTCATCGACGAGCAAATGCAAATTTATTGCTAAATCATGTGCAGGCTGATTTCTTCGTAGATACTGAGTAAAGTTTTTAAATTCTAAAGAACCCTTATACAATACTTCAAAATTCTCTCGAGAGATCTCAGTGCTATAACATGAATCTACTGATAGCTCAGCAGTAGTTCTTATCCAATTTATAAGCTCATATTCATTAGTATCATATCTAGCAGGAAACAATACCGCTGTTGCTTGATTTGTAACCGAGCAACCAGTAAAGGCAAATAAGAGTATTAGCAGTGATATTCTTTTCATATTAATTTCCTGATTCTAATTCTAACTGGTTATTTTGACGTATTGCATTTTCTTCTAGCCAACCTTCAGGTCCTTTTGGTTTAGTAGCTTCACGATAATATTTTATGATTTCTGTTTGTTGCCTAATGTACCTACGAATTTCTTGTAGGTTATATGCCATGTTTTCATAACTTTGTGGAGTCATACTAAATACAACGAACTCTGCTCCAGTAAAACGTTTTACTTCAGCAACTTTATCTTGCATATTATTTTCTGTCAACACAAACCATTGCACATCATCTAAAGAAATTTCAGGAGGCAAAGGCGGTTGGTATATTTCTAACTGCACAGTTTCTGTAATTATTTTAACTGGAGGCAAAGGAAGCGGTTCAGGGGGTTGCGAACGACCAAACAGAGAAAAGCTACTGCATCCAGGTAATATAGCAATCAACATTATCAAAGCAAATGATTTATTCATTGAGTGCAGCAATTTCCTTAGAGTCTTCTTCAACTTGCCTAAAGACTTCTTGTGTTCCATTATTAAGACGTGGTTCAATTAATCCTGGTCTTGCAAGTGCTAGTCTAGCTAAATCGTGTCTACGAAATATACTTAAGTATTCATCTTTTTCTGATTGAATTTGTTGATTCGTATTTGTTAGAGCTGTCACTTGTTCAATTTGTTTTTGGTTATTCTCTTCCAAAGAACGAATTGTTTGCTCATTAATTTCTGCGGCAGATTGCAATGCAACATTTTGTGCTTGGTATTGTCTTACATCTGATTGAAGCTGAACAATTTGAGTGTCGAGTTGATTGACAATAAAGACATGTGCGCCATATCCTAGTCCAGCTAGTATTAATATAAATGGTAAAACTTTCAACATAGATAACATTATTAATTACTCAGTTTTTTTTTCTTTTTTCTATCATACTTTGAATATACCGCATGCCTAATGATCTACGGTACATAACCTCAACGTCTTCTTTTTTACGCTTATCTCTTTGTTTATATGTAACACCAGTGGTATTCATATCAACTCCGCCACCAGAAACAGAATTGGCAGCAACTTCTTCATTAGGACCACATGCGCATTGGCTTTCTAATTCATTGCAAAAATCACAATAATTTTCAAATTTTGATTCGCGAATATGGGTAATAGTTTTCATCTTATTATTTCCGCAGGATTAATAAAAATCTTTTGTTGAGTTTGTAAATGAGTTACTTCGTATATTGGTGCACCTAACATAGTACCTACGGGAAGACAGTTTTCATCTACAACGATTTTAGACTTGGATGTTGCTATTATTTCTCCAGTCTTAGGAGATATAGTATCGTACATCAAAGTATATGTTCCTGGCTGCAACACATTGTTTTGCATATACCAAGTAGATTCAAACAATGTATCATCAAAGTCTATGTCCATTTTTTTAAGAACTTTGAGAATACCTTCTTCAGACATGCCAGTTTCTTCTTTGATTAAAAACAAAGCAGTAGCCCAAGCAGCTAATTTAGTTTTTCCGAATGGTAACTTATTTACTAATCGCTTTATATTAAAGACTAAACGATGAAAAATAGTATAAGCTGCTTTTTCATTAGAAGTGCTCAGTGAAGAAGCTCTTTTAATTACTTTACCGTTTGCATCAATAATGCCAAGCTTATAAGCTTCTGTTTTTTCCCATGAAGTAACTAATAGCTTAAGGAATCTATAAGCATAGAATAGATCACCAGCTCTTGATATAATGCTCATATTTTTCTAAGTCTCTCAACAACAAAGGGATCTAATGGTATTTCTATATTTTCTGAGTCAGTAATATAGTTTAAATAAAGCAAGATTGGCTTTATTACTGGCCACTCTTTCTCATCAAATTTATAACTCATCATTTTTTTAGCTGCTTCAATACCAAATAGATTAAATATAACCACAGTGTGATTAATCAATAATCTTTCTTGTAATTCGCCAGTCTGTGTATATCTGCTTATTAATCTTTTGATGTATTTAAATCTTTTCAAATCATCATAAAATTCTTCAGCATCTACACATTGGTTATTATTATAATGATGTGCAGCAAATAAAACAAAATTGCTTTTATTCAAACTATTAAAAAGCTTCATTACTTCCTCAATAAAATAAAGTCATTATTAACTTTATTTATTAAAGATCTTCGGCTTGTTCTACAACTTCTTCAGGAGCAGCTGGAGCAACTTCTTCAGGAGCAGCCTTAGGCTTTTTTGGCTTAGCTACTTTTTTTACAACACCATTCCAAGCATCTTGCTCTTCTTGTGATAATGTTATTCCCTTAAGCTTTTCGCCTTTGGCAGTATAGTATCCAGTTGCTTTTGCAATAGAGTTTTTTAAGTATCCAGGTTTTTTAGTCATATTAACACCTCAGTTAAAGTTATAGTTCGAACCATTTTAGTATTCCTGCGGCCGATTTATTTGTTGTACTTGCCCTAACAGCAAGAGTTAAAGTATCCGAAACTCCAGGAATAGTTTGGCCTAATTGATAATCCCAATCGAATGATCCATCGCCTAAGGCATATGGCGCGGTTTTACCACCCATATAACCACCAGCAACTTTACGTCCACCAGAAATATTTACTGCATTCAATGCATATTGCACGTTATTTGTTGCTTGATTAAATGTTAATGCTGAATCAGGAGTTGCATTTACAAATAAGCCCCATTCAAAATCAGCATTTGAAATATTTAATATATCAGCTCCAGATGGAATAACAATAGCTTTATTTTGACTCATTTTAATTGTAACTAAATTAATAAAAGTATTGGCAGTCGCTGTTGCATGACCAGCTAATGGTGTTCCATATACATGTTGTAAAGCTCGGGCTTCATATCCACCTTCAGAAATTACTGATGAGCATATTTGTTTTAATGTTGCAGGCTCAGCTAATTCGCCATTATTAATAATTTCATACCTTACTGGAAGGTTTGCACTAGTAATATATACTGACTGAATTATATTTGCATTATGAAAAGTATGAGCAACAATAAATTGGCCATCAATTACGAATCCAGTTCGAACAGATCCTACACCCAGCCACTCAACATCAATCCAAAAAATTTGTGCTTTAGCAGTATCTAAAGTAATATGTGATGAGCCATCACCATCAAATGCATCAGAGTTCCATTGTGTTTGTGGAATTCGAGTTTCAACAATAGAACCAGAGATAGAAGTTCTCATTACAATATTAGTAGTATTGCCATTTTGTTCTAGGAAAATACCATTATCATTATCATAATAACCAACGCGTTGTACAAGATTGGTTTGTGGAGAATTAAAAACTGCAGTATTAAGTATTAATAAACTTTTACCAGGCTGATAAGAAAAATATCTTTTACTCTGGCGAAGAATACTATTACCAGAAGCAGTGCCATTTGACAATAACACACTACTCTGATATGTTGAATACGATATTGAACCAGTGCCAGTTATAAGTTCATCAAACTTTTCATTCTTATAATTCACATTAGAGGAATCAAAAAGTGTTAATGGTGTACTTACACGCGCGCGACCAAACGCGTCTACAGCAACTCCAGAAGGATTAGCTGGACCAATAACGTTACCAAATTGGTCTGCTAACATCACTACTTCATGAATATCGGTATTACCACCAGGATAATGCGCTTTTCTATTGACGCTATACTGAGACATTATTTATTAACGCCTATTTTAGTAAGTAACCAATCTCTAGGATCTGTATCAAGAGTTTTAGCATAGTCAACTGCTGCTTTCATATTTCCTTGACCAAGAAATTTTGAAACTTTTAGCATATCTGCTTTGTCAATACCGCCTTTTTCATTTGCGTATTTTTCAATTTCTGTAGCTTTGGCTCCCATTGCAGCTAATTCTTGGCGCAAGCTTTCATCCACGCTTTGCTCATCAATGGCATCAGCAGTAGACTTTTTCATAGTAACTTTATATTCTTTATCGCCAAATTTAAAAGTTTTATCGCCTTTCTTCGCAGCAGCTGCAGCAGCTCCCATAAAATCTGCAACACCTTCATCAGAAATTTCTTCTGGTACCCAGTCTGCGCGTTCTTTTAATTTTCCACGCTTTGATAATTCAGCTGAAATTCTTTTTAATTGCGCAGCAAGAGCTGGAGAAGGCCGCTCTTCGTCTTTATGGCTATCCCACATAGACTTTAATTTATCAGTAGACACCTTTGATAAATCGGTAGCTTCTTCTAACTCATCTACTAGAGTTTGTTTTTCGTACATAGCAACGTATGCTGCAGCTATTGGATTATCTTTAAAATTCAGTGCGTTATTAAACATAGTAATTCCTTATTAAAAAATAAAATATTGTGCGGCAGCTGCGCCTACTATAGCTGTTAAACATATCCAAAATACGTTAGTTATAATATTTATAGTAGTTACGCTTGATTCAGTTTTGCTTTCAACTTCATCTAATCTATCTGAATGCGTATTTAATCTCTCAGTAATAACTGTTCTATCAGCTTCTAATCCTATTAGCTTTTCTTCCGCGCGAGCAAGAGAAACCATAATATCTGTAAGCTTATCAATCTTACTTTCTATTCTAGTTAGTCTGCTTTCATCTTGAACTAAATGCTCATGTAAAGCAGAATCTTCTTGTATTTTTCTAACCATTGGTATTATGCCTTTCTATTTTAAGTTTTAAATTGGTAGTACCTTTGAGTACTCTATGATACTGCATACTGGAAATAAACACTTTGTCATTAATATTTAAATTAAATGGTAATCCATCATCATATTGAAATTGCCAACCAATTCCTTCTAAAACTGTCACAATTCTATTTTCTAAATCTCTATGCCATACCAATTCTGAACTTAATACATGCGCAGAAAATTCACGAATATCACCGTCATCGATATATGGATCTACCAAAAAAAGTTACCTCCTCCCGATAGACCCAATTGTTTAGCATAATAAGGTAATCTACAAGACCAATATCCAGCAGACGTCTTATCTTTCTTTTCAGCACAATTATGGCGAGCAGCAAAGGATGCTCGAGCTTCAGGATCATTTATTTTTGCTGATAATCCTGAAGTATCGCCAAACTCTACCTTTATAACATTACCTTTTTCGTTTTTTACATATACGTAAAACTTTTTAGATCCACCACGTTTCGGTTCATTTAACTCAACTTCAGCACCATTATATTCGGCTTCAGAAATCATTGGCGAATCTAAAGGAACGTTATTACCTTCATAGATTGCATATGTACCAATGTCTGTTTCTAATAACGTTTTATCAATTTCTTCTGGCAAGTATTTTCCAGAATTCATTTGCTTTCTGGCTTCTGTGAATAAATTATAATATGCTTCAGAGCCAACTCTAAATATATTATCATGTAAAGGTATATTGTTCTTTACATGATAATTAAAATTTACTACAGTATCTTGTTGATATTGCCAAAAGCTTTTCATTATTTGTCTTTCATTTTAGCCATTAGATCTGCTAGTTGTGCTAATTTTGCTTTATCTGCTGCAGATATATTTGCTTTCTTTAGATCATCTAATATCTTATTAGCAGACTGAGCATAGTTTGATGTTGATTCTGTGGTAGTATCTTTAATGCCTTCCATCACATCAGCATAAAATAGTCGACTAAATTCTCCCCTTTTTATATAACTTATAAAGCCGTTTGAATCGCTTGTTGAGTTAAATTTAACAAAAAACCCTTTATCTGAGCTACCATCAAATTTGCCATTATACCGATCTACACCTTTTTCTATAAAATCTATGGCTTTTTTACTTGGCTGTTTGCCGTCATAATTAGAACCGTCATTGACATGCACGCGCACGGCCTCTGATATAGTTTCTTCATCAACTTGCTTTGCTTCTTTTGTTGTCTTGTTACGAATTTTACTAAGAGCTTGATTTTGACCGGTATAACGCTTATAACTTTTCTGGCGTAATGCTGCCGCAGCTTCTGAATCGCCCATATCGCGTGCTCTGCCAGCTTCTATGCCCTTTGATAACGCATCCTTACCAGCTTTACTGGCATAACGCAGGAGTGTTCCGGTTTTTAACTCGTCAACTTGGTCTGCTTCTTTTTCTGCGCCTTTTTTTGATTCTCGCTTTGCAGCAAGATATGCAGCAATCGCCATTGTTCGACGCTCGTCTTCGTCAGCATCAGCAAACTGTGGTGCATCTGAATCTTGAAAGTCTTTTATCCAAGCACCCATGCCATCTGATACTGATAGTTTTTCACTAACCTTTATTTTTTTCATATTAGTTTTTTCCTGAATTGGTTCGTCTTTATTCATCATGTATGAATGGGCTGATTGCAAATAGTCAGCTGCTTTAGTGATTTTGTTTTGAACCCATTCAGGTAAATTTTGTTCATCAGAAAACATTTTAATCATATGACTAGCATCAGCAACTATACCTCGAAGCTGAGTTTTTGCCATAGCCCCTTCATTATCATATTCACCTTTATCGGCTGGATTAATATCTTCCGGAACACAATTGGGAACGGTTTTGCCATTTTTTTTCTTAAGACCAATTTGCTTATAGTTATCCCAACATGGATCGCTATCTTCCAAAAGGGGGTTTTTAGATGTAATTAAGTCTATAATTAGTTTTGTCATATTATTCAACCAACTTAATGTCGTATAGCCACTTGCGATATTTTTTATTATCAGAAGTTTCTACTATTACGTAATTAGCGCCTAACATTGAAATTGTTGCAATTTCTTCTGATTCTTTTATAACTACTACATCGCCAACGGCAAATAAAGAACCTTGCACGTAAGCTTCTCGTTCTTCTGAAATTGGTTCGAATTGTACATGAGTATGATAATCAGAAGCTTCTTTAATACCCATACCCTTTCTAATATCATCAAACAGTTCTTTACCACCTTTAAAGGAATTAGGCAATCCTTTCGAGAAAGATGCAAAGTCATTACGACTAGCTGCGGCTCTCATCTTCGAAGCTGACATACCTTCAACGCCTTCAGCATCTGGATCTCTTTCACCAGCAGATACTATATTAATACCATCTTCAAAATTATAAAACCCATGTCTAAGTCTTTGCCCATTATACTTATTTGTTAAAGCAGCAAATTCATTTACACGATCAGACCCTACTACCATGGTTACTTTGGTAAATCCTTGATCGTATAGGTGTGTTAAAACTTCTAAAGCAGTCCTTATATTTTTATCCAATATAATATTGCGCCCATGCTTAGGAAACATTTTACGCATTACTTTAATTTTGGTAGTATAATCTAAAGGATTTTTTTGTGGGTCAGTTGATTGTGCAGCGTATATATGATAATTGTTGCCTTTTGCAATTGCGGCAACTTTTGTCAATAGCTTTTCGTGACCGATGGTAGGAGGATTGAAACGCCCAAAGGTAAATACTATTTCTTTAGTTTCTTCGACTAAGTATTCTGAGAAAGATTTCATACTGTTCATTTTTCAGCAGACACCTTTTTCGTTTACTGATGTATTTTCGTTAAAACCAAATACTGCATCAACTTTTTTATCACCATGACGGTGTCGTATAATAACAGAAGCAGCATGGTCTTTTGTAGTATAGTCTTTTACATCTACGATTTTTTGTTGTTTTTTAATTATTGAGCGCAAATCGTCGATAGACAATTTTTTAAGGTCTAAATATTCTTTATAGATTGCATGATTTTTATCTATTGATTCATTTTCTAGATCGACGCTTTCGTCAGTTCCATCAGCATCAGCTCTCTTGCGCTTCATTGCGGCAAGAGCTAATAGCTCATCTCCGGATCCAGTATAATCTACCGTCATATAGTCTTTAAAAGAGTACATTTATATTTCCCATTTAGCCACGAGATGGAGAATCCCAGCCCTTTATAATATTCGGGTCGAAGTTATTAGTAGAGAATTCAAGACGATCTACTAGTTTAACAGCTCCACCACCAATGCGGTCTATAGCAACAAAGCCTTCATGGCCGGTTACTCTAAACCCCGTTTTAGTTTTTACAAAAGTATTAATTTTATTAAGTTTGTCTAGCTTATTTATAATAATTAATTTTGCACGAGCTATGGCTTGTTGTAAATCAAATACTAATTTTAAATTTGCCTTATTTGTGGGATTAAAGAAACTAAGTATTTCGTCTCTCTTGGCATATTGAGCTTGTTTACCAGTGTCTGTACTTCTCTTATCAGCTTCTTTTTGAAATTTATCGTTGACAAACTGAATAAGACCATCAACATGCTTTGCGGTATTACTTATTGCAGTCTTATTTCTTAAAAAGCTATTGTTATAAGTTTCAATCATTCCAGCAAATTCTTGATTTTCTTCTATTTCTTTTAGAGTAGAACCTGCTATCTTTTGAAATATTTTTCCAGCAATGGATAATGCTTCTTGAACTTCAGCAGTATCTGCTTTAGTAAGTGTTACTTTACCAGACATATCTCTAAGTTCAGCATCTTGTGCCCAGATAGTAGATACTTTATTAAATTTAGATACATCAACGCCGTACGATGCAGTCATTGTCTCGAACGTTCCGCCAGAATAAGCGGTGTGAAAAACGATACCGATTTTAGCTTTTTTAATAATAGCAGCTTGATCTGAATCTGCTGGAAACGCATAAAGAATTGTATTAGGATGAAAGGTAATATATTTAGTGCCATCAATCGTTTCAGTTTTAATATCTGGAGAAGTAAACATAATATCACCTTGCACAACTCCGGTAATACCAAGTTTGCTCATTTCAGTAAAAGCAATTTTTAATTTTTTAGATAAATCGCCAGAAGTATCAGCGTCAATATCGGCATGACTTTTATATACTTTAGGGTCCTTATTAAAGATACCTTTTTTAGCTACAAAGAATTTTCCATCAGTTGGATCTATACCAGCAAATACTGCTGGTGCTCCATCCCACTTAACGGTAACATCAGTAGATGAAGTGGCAGAACCTGCTAACATATCTTTTAAAGATCTTAATGCAAGTATTGCTTGCCGAGCTCCTTTAACTCCACCGTAGATTACTAAATCTTCGATGTGAGTCATATGTGTGTTTTTTCCAGTTGCTTCTGCTAATAGAAACTTGCTAAATGATATCATTAATATTTTCCTATTTAGCTGTAAAATCGCACATCATGCGTGTAGGGAATCCATCTTTACCTTGAGTATCTCGAATATTAATCTTAAACTTATAAGAAGCTGATTCAAATTCAACGTCTACTCGCTTACCACGGCCAGTTTTTCCACCATAATATACAATAACTTTTCCAATTGGCTTTGCTGCTTTAACCATCGCAGCTTTATCCATTTGTTTAGACACTATTTCTTTAGTCATTTTATGAATAATATGATAACCATATCCTATGCCTGACTGCAATAAAGCAGTCATTTTTGCTGCGTCAAATTCGGCGTTACGATCAATATCTGCTTTTTTATGTTTTCCATTAAAGACATTAGCAAATTTAACTGGATCAATACCAAAAATCTTTAATAAATTGAGACCCTTTTCATTTTCAATTTTTCCAGCTTTAATTTCTTGAGTTGTTAATATCGTTTTGACGCCAACGTTAAAAAATGTCGTCGTTGATCCAAGCTTAAGACTTAAATAAATTTCTTGTGAATCGGTAACTAGAGTAATATCCGTGACTGATTCGCCGATATCAAATCCAGAACCTTTCGTATTGGCCAATACAATTTTATTAGAAGAAAACTGTAATGGCCTTTTAGTATTTTCTCCACCAACAACATTTACTTTTAACGATTTAGATTTTTTTAGTTTATAAATTTTATCTAGATCATTAATTGCAGCTGCAATATTGGCGTCTGCTATTGCTTCTCCATCCCACCATGCGATTATCGCATCAGCAAACATAGGCTCAAATAAATTTCCACGATTGGCAACACCACGGTTACCAGACGAACCATTACCGAATTTTATTTTTACTTTATCTAATTTTGCACCACTAATTATGTCTGATAATTCTATTTCTGTTTGTAGTGCTCGAGTAACATTAACAGCCCTTGGACTTTTCAAATCCATATTGATAGGCGAATCAATACTTGGAAATTTTTTCTTAAGAAAGGCAAATAACCGCTTTACTTCTTGAACGATGTCTGCAGATACTTCATTAGAGATCTCAATTTCGCTCTTTGGAAAAAATGAATATGCCTCCGATAAAGATACTTGAGTATCATCAGAGGCATTGTTTTGTTCTAAAATAAAACTACTAAATTTTTTCATAGAATAGTATTCAACAAGAGTTATTAATAATACTATTTATATGTTTTTAAAAACTGATTTACAATTTTTTCCTGTAACTTATAAGCTTCTTTTTCGTGAGGTTGTTTAAAATAGTCTACATCAGTTACATCTTTTCCATTAAATACTGTTCGATACTCACTGGTGACATATGCATTAGATAATTGGCCAAGCACGTACTGTTTAACGTGGACCAGTTCATGAGCAATAAGTGTTAGAAACGTAATAAAATCGTATCCCTTCTGTATTCGAATAGTAAAAACTCTAGGACGACGAGCCGTTGATATTGGATAATCTTCAGCCTCTTCTTTATTAGTTTCTTCCCAGTCAACGTCCCCCTCAATCCCTTCGTTCTTTTCTAAAGCTTCCATGAACTTAAATGTCACGTGAACTTTATGCTTGGGAAAGTATTTTTTAGAAATGAAATAAAAAAGAGCATCAATTACTTTACGCTCTTCTCTATTTGTGCGACCTTCATATTGAGAAGTAATCATACATCAGTATTAGTAAATTCGTTACGCAAATAGTATGAAATCAATTGCCTATCCATAATCCCTTTCGTATTACCATAATATTTGACGTCAAATCTAAATGGCGAATTGGCCCATGTATTTGTTTCAATAAAACTATAATAAGCTTTTCTATGTTCTGGATTGGTTGCATCAAAAATTACTTTTGGTCTAGCTAATTTCATGTATGTATTCCTCAATATAATATGGCGCACCCGGAGAGATTCGAACTCCCGACCAGACGGGTAGAAGCCGTCTGCTCTATCCACTGAGCTACGAGTGCAAAATTGTATTAGCGGCGTGGATAGATATAAACGTCTGCACGTTGAGCATTGTTAATACCACCAACAATATTCCCACCACGATCATAAGATTTATTAACTTTCAAAATCGGGTTTCTACCACGAAGACACACGCGGAATTTGTCTTTAGTAAGAGAATTTAGCACTCTTACAGACGCGCGAATTGCTTGAAGTTTTTCCATATCAGAAGTTGACATAAAATCAATTGTTGTTACATAAGTAGTAGAATAACGCATCATATAAATTTTCTCATTAAATTAAACAAATTGGTGCCTCGAGCCGGAATCGAACCGGCACGCTCTTCAGCGAGAGATTTTAAGTCTCTTGTGTCTACCTATTTCACCATCGAGGCAATAAAACATTAAATCTTGCTAAACCCAAAATCATCAACCATGTAAAGCTCACCATCTGAATTTTTGATGATATCGCCAACACTTACAGAATGCATACGATCAAGACGAGTAATTTTTTCTTCAGGACCAATATTACCAATTTGAAAGACTTGATCAAGGTCGCTAGCATCAATTTCACAAACAGGTTTATAATATTGAAACATCGATGATTCCCACTTAGCAGAACCTTGAAAGCGAACATCCATTGAAACTTTCCATTCGGGGTATTTTACAGCAGCTTCAGCGTGTCCGACTTCGTTAACGTAGTCATATACTTGCCTTGCGATCTTGAGCTGGTAAACTTGGTATATCATAATAATGTCCTCTTCATCAATTTATAGTACCATTATAAACAGGTTTTAGGACAATGTACAATTTATTTTTTCCAATAGAATCAATGGCTTATAAATGTATATCTCTAAGCCATTGATTTATAAGGAAATAAGAATTGTAATAAATTGTAACGAATGAAAAATAAAAATAGCAATCAAATCAATAACTTATAAAACCGCTTCAGAGGCCCTCTGGTGGCACTGGAGACTCGCTATCTTAGGGGTGGTATAGAACCATTAGATAGATCATAAAGTGTCTCTGAGAGGCTCTAAGAAGCATCTTTAGGAAGCTTGGCTGTTTTAAGGATATCTTGTAATATTGACAAATGTTCCCTAGAATTATATATTGTATCATTTGGATGTAGCCGAAGCAGCGTTTGCTCTACTCCAAGCGATATGCCTAAGGCAAAAGATTTTCTTTTTTCTCTAGTTGATATAGCATATACAGAAATTACCCACCACACATAAAGCAAACCCATCATCCACCAACTTAAGTACATATTATTTCTCAATGATTTCTTCAATTATTAACGGGCATGCCCATGATTCCCACGGCGTTTTTTTAATTCCTAAAGCCCAATTTTCTGCAGCATCTTCATGCATGTGCAATGAATGATTTCCATAAGCTTCTCTAAATCTTTTATCGCCGTCATAAAAATCTATATAATAGATAGAGTCACACTCATAAACTTCTGCACGGCCTGTACCATCTAATTTAGTGTGTATTGATATTAACTTAGGCTTAATAATATTCATCATTCTATGACCTGCAGCATTAAAGGAAATATTGGCAATATCGCAATTGCACAAGCGCGGGCAATATGCATATGTTCTTTTTGAGTACCGTTAGAAGATCTTAATTCTATATAGTGTAGCCACGATCGTAATGTGCCATTCATATATAACCTAGAAACAGTATTACCTTCAGGAAGCACCGCGCGAGCTTGTTCTTTTGCAATGCCGTTATCGATAGCCCATTGATATGCTACCTTTGCTTCATGTATAACTGACTGCTGTTTTATCTTCCAGTTATATTCAAGTTCTGTATCTTCGTTTTCAATACTGTTTTGGCGATTCTTATTATCTTGTAATCTAGCTTCTCTAAATACAAAGTCTAATTCCTTTGTAGGATCAGCGTATCTCTGTGAAAACTCTTGAAATGAAAAGGATCTATGTCTTAGTATTTGCCTAGCGATATCACGAGTAGTTTCAATCTCTAAACAAACACTAACCATTTCAAATGGAGACCAATGCTTATTTTTAGCTAGATATTTTAATAGTTTTTCATTCGTATCAACAGTATTTTGATTTGAAGGATTCGACACTCTAGCGCAGTATGCAATCAAGTTTGCAAGTTTATTATTCAGATCCATTGGTTCTGCTTGGAAGTGATCTTGCGGAGCTTGACTATAACTAATTAATTTTACGTTCATATTTTAAACCCTTCATATTTATTTGAAGAATAATTTGTATTTGTAGTAGTGCCAGTATTAACCAATCCACTTTGAGCAGATTGTTCAACATCAAATAGTTTCATCTTATTTCGATCAATACCAATAACAAATCTTTTATTGATAGATGGATCGTTATATCGATTCTTTAATTGCTTTACTAATATTTGACCTAATCCTTCGAGCTCTTCGTTTGAGATTAAAGCAAACATTAAATCAGCAGTTGCTGGTAGCCCAAAAGATTCAGAAGTATCTTCAAGACCAACATCAGAATTTGCAAAGCCAGATCGAGTAGTTTGAGTTGCTGATACAATAGGAACATTAAACTCAACAGCTAAACCACGAATCTCTTCAGCAATTGCTTTAATATAACTATATGAATTAATTGCTCCACCCATACCTTTCATACGAGAAGAAGAACATATGTTTAGATAATCAATAAAGATAATATCTGGTATAAAATTCTTTTTCATTTTAAGTTCTTTTAGCAGTGCTCTAAAATGACCAACATGAGCAGCACCAGTAGGATACTCTTTAATAATTATCTGGCCATGCGATCGTTCACCAATATTTTTTACTTTATTAGTAAATGCTTCTTTCGAAAGATTACCTAGGTGATTGATCGATACATTCATTAAATTTGCATCGATACGTTCAGCAATCTTTTCTTCAGACATTTCCATAGTAATGTACAAAGCATTCTTTCCCTGAGAAAGGACAGAGCCAGCAATGTGACACATAAAAAGAGATTTACCGACACCAGTACCAGCAAGTGCAATATTCAAAGTTTTCTTTGGTAATCCACCTTTTGTGATTTCGTTAAATCTTTCTAAGTCAAATGGTATTTTATCTTCTACCATATGATACGAGTCGTAGCGTTCTTCGCCATTCAATAAGTAATCATGGCCAATGTTATTATCAAAGCATACTGATAAGGCTTCAGATAATAGTTCTGGCAAAGCATTCTTCGTAAGCTCTGGGTCTTTACCATCAATGATAGAAATGGACTTCATGATTGCAAGATGGATTGCTCTATCTTGACACCATTTCTCCGTGTGATTCAAAAGCCATTCTAGGTCTGGTTTTTCAGATATGTTAACAATTTCATTAACTACTCCAGCCGCTTCTGCAAATTGAGAGTTATTAATAATCTCTTCACTTAAATCAACCTTTAAAGATTCTATCGTAGGTAGTTTATTATACTTACTTACAAACGCTAAAATCTTATCGAAAATTATACGATGCGAACCTTCGAAATAATCTTTACGCAAAAATGGAATAACTTTACGAGTAAAATCATCGTTAGTTATAAGATTTTTCAAAATGACTGTTTGTATCAACTGGCTTTACTCCAATAGCAAAATTATTATGTTCAAGTGCTTCAAGTATAATCACCTGAAGCATGTCACCAAGATATGTTTTGAATTCATTTGACTCTAATGTCTTAGTATCCAAATTAGATTCATTAACAACATATTCATACGAAAATATTATTTCAGCATCAGGATCTTCTAGAGTTGGTTCTGTTAAACATATTTTACCATATGTAACAACTGTGCCAGCATATTCTCCAGTGAGTATCTTAATAGAGTCATGATCAGACTCTTTCATATAAGATATCTGTGCATAATCGTATTTTGATATTCTATTATACATCAGTATCACTCTGAAGTACATCTTCAAATACTTCTGCAGGAATTTGAGATCTATACCCAATAGTGTAGTGTTGCTTTACAAATTCTTTAAAGTCTGTATTTTTAAAGATTGGAAGCCAAAATTCTTCTAACAAGGTTTGTGCTTCACGAACTTTACCAGAAGTCACTTCACCAGTTGCTGGGTTTATTGCTTCGTACCAACCATTAGAAGGCTTTTGCACATAACCACCAGCCATAGCAACTTCAAGTAGACCAGAATATTTTTCAATACCGCCTTCCCAAGTTACAGTGATAGGTACTTTAGATTTTTCTTTTACAAATCGCGATTTTTCTACATTGATAACAAACTCATAACCAGTTACTTCTGTACCAGTTTTATTCTGTCTGCGTCCAAGAATCCAAATATTATCTGCAGAATAATAAATACCCGTGCCACCACTCACTACTGCTTTAGGAAAAAGCCCGATTTCTTGATACGTGTGATTTACCGCAAGCATTGGAATATCTTTCATAGTCAAATACGGAGTTGACATACGAAATAGTCCTTTGAGTGCTTTAGCTCTAGACATATCAGCTACAGATTTTTCATTAATGGTATCTTCTAATTCTTTCTTCGAAGCAAGATTACCAATAGAGTCAATTACTATAATAACCTTTTCACCACGTTCAATTACTTCCAATTGATTGATAAGATCAAATTTAAGTTCTTCAACATTAGTAATAGGTGTATGCAAAACACGATGCGTTTCAATATCAAATGATTCAAAATACGATTGTGGAGAACCAAATTCAGAATCGTAAAATAGCATAATAGCTTCTGGATATTTTTTCATATAAGCGCCAGCCATTAGTAGCGCAAATGAAGTTTTGAAATGTTTACTTGGACCAGCAAGTACGGTCATACCTGGGGTAAGTCCACCATCTATAGATCCAGATAGTGCAACGTTAATCATAGGCACATCTGTTGTAACCATATCTTTTGAAATAAAGAATTTTGATTTTGAAAGAACTTCAGTATGATCTAGTTTTGAGTTCTTTCTAAGTTTATCCATTACTGACATTTTGATTCACCTTTATTTAGTATAGTGTGCTATTATATCATTAATTGATCTAATTGTACACTGCTTTGTTTTAAGTATTTTGTTATGCAAAGAAGTCTTCTAGTGTTGCAGGTGCGTTTCCGGAAAGGCCAGACCATTTGTGACCTTGCCAGTGTGGATATGATGCTCGCGATAGATGAACGGACTTTGGCTTTTCCATGTGGGAAAAATCAAGTTCGCCTTTATCATTACTTAGGTACTCAACCCACTCGATGAAGTTGACACTGCCATGCGCACACAGCTTTCTCATCTCGTCCTTGAAGATAAGGCGATATCTATTTCGATCTTCCCATGAACCATAAAACGGAGTACCTTTATAATAACCAGTTTTTGGTAGAACCCGAGATTCGTTTTCGATAGGAAGTAACTCGTATGCATAGACCTTTGCAAGATCGAGTTGGCTAAGTTGTGTATAGTATCTATTCGCTAAATCTCGAGTAGCCGCTTCAGGATCAGGCTGACGACAAAGGTGATGACGAATATCGATGTTGCCAAAGTAAAATTCTGCGATCTCGTGGTGTGGTTTAATGAATGATTGCAAACCCTCCTTGAGTGCACCGTGTAGCGTCTTAAACGGAACGGAGTTGACAAACCAACCAGGACGATACATGCAAATAGCATGGCTGTCGCCGGCTACAACACGATTTACAGATTCAATCTCACGAATGGTGATTGCAGTATCTTCGATAATTTTTAAGTTATCCCAATCAACCTTGTGCCAGTCAGGATGGATCTCTCCGGTCATACGAGGCTTTAGCATCTCTGAATATTTTGGATGATCAATCCACAGAGAATATATAGGGCCTTTGATCTTTGAGTACCGAATTAGATTATCAATGCTGCCATAATTTTTCATGCCACCAAAGAGATTCAGCGTACCACCCCAATCATTACCATGATAGACGTATACACTATCAAATGCATTTGGATCCGGGGCAATATTACCAGTCCGATCTAGATGAACATGACGACAGAGTGCAACGCTCAATTGCTCAGCATAGATTGCAGCCTGCGCCGCACGATGCGAATGAATGTTAGACGAGATGTTAGTGAATGGAGATGTAATCAGAATGCTCATATTTTATTCTTAAATATCAAGTGCTACATAAGGTATGTCTTTTTTTGGCCAGTCGCGATAACTATTTACACGATCGTAGATAGTAGGATCGTTAAGTACCGGTTCCTTACCAACGTTCCAGAAAAGAATGTTTTTACCGGTGTTTTTAGGAATGTACTTCCACACCTTACCATCATACGTATCGATGCATGGGAACGGTGGTAGGTTCTTGGCCTTTTCACTTTGTTGGAAAGCCATTGGTTCTGAGATAACATCAGCACGACCAAGTTCGCCAGCTTTCAGGTTACGAGACACAGCAACTGAATGGAACTTGGCATTTGGCCAGGCAATCTGCATTGCTCGCGAAAGAACGCCTGTTGAGATAGCTACATAGACTTCATCAGGCGGATCAATCTTCGATGCAGCCATTACGATACCTGCAGTAACTAGCTCATGTTTCAGGCCGAGTGGAACAAAGAACGCATCTTCCTGAGAATCAGCCCAATCTTTTGCGATCTTGTTTAGATTTGGCATAGCAGCGATACGATGAAACGATGCATCTGCTCCTTGTTCAATACAACATGCCTGATGGTGAGAGATTGTTTGTGAAGAAGGCATGAACAACTTCACCTTCTTATTATGGCGTTTTGCTACATCGAGAAGAGAAACGCCTGCAAGTCCAGTACGAGGCTGGACGTATACGATTGTTGACTGACTGATTCTTGAGACGAGGCAATCTCCTCCACGCACCTTCGTACCTGTGATGAGATCGTCTCGCACACACCGAATGCCATCATGTATAGTTACTACTGGATCAGGATACGGATCTGTCCATGTTGCCGCAAGATTTAGATAATAATCTTTTGCCTCTTGCCAAGATCTGTATCCTACATCTTGGTTGTATCCATCGACTACGTGCTTATTGTGGCTCATGTCATATTCCTTACTAAAGCTTTGTATTGCTCGACAGAGATGCCTGCCTGCTTGAGTATATAGTCATCTGATGGATGAGCAGTCATACCATTAAAGGTCTTGATGAGTCCGAGATCTAGCATCGCACGTTGACGCCCGTACGGGTGATCCTTAATTTTACAGGAAGACCAGACAGAGTCAAAACAAAGATGGTTATAGTCTGATCCTGGCTTAACATAGTTCTCGACCCATCTGATAAAGTCGCAACATACATCTTCTGCATTATACGGGTATGCACCCGTGTCTGCATAAATCTTTTCCATTACCCTATCAAGAAATAGTTCTTTTTTTATTCTATCCGTGTTGTCTGCTAGATAGGAGATGCACTCGACTGCATTCGTACCATAGTAGAACGGACTCTCAAGATTGCAGTACTCTGGATACCAGTCAGCAATGTCAGCAACAACCGCTGCATACTGAAACTTGTATTGACGAAGACCATTAGTAACATTCCATGCCAACATCCAATCTCCGATCTCACGAAGATCTCTCTTGGCATTGTTACCCTGAAGCCACTCAGCAAGGTCACGTGCTAGACGCGGAGCAAACTCGGATAGATAATAGTCGCCACCTTTCTTGTACTTTAAACCAGCAGGTACCTTAGGGAATGCAGGAAACTGATAACCGACCGATGTAAAAAATGGATGTTGATGAGAGTTCACACGACGAACCATATCTTCGATCGACTTATATTGATATAGATGTGGAAGCAGTGTGTTGTGATAACCGGATGGTTTCTTTGAATAGTTAATGCCAGAGCCTGTGACACGGTGAAGAATAAATATGTATAACCATTCTGGTAAATCAAAGTCGTCATGCTTACCTGTCCAGTCACGGGCGATGTACCCACGCTCCCGTGTGTGGAAGCCTTGTTCCATCTTATGGAAGTAAGGATGCTTATCAGTCCAGCCATAGAAAACATCGTTTACGATCTGAGAAAAGCCGGCAAACTTGCGTTCAACAACATCGTACAATTCGACATTCTCGAGAAGATCGTCGTTCATATTGCTTTCAAGATATGGAACTGTTCCTAGGTTACACTTTGCTTGTTGATCCTTTGCAAGTTCAAAGTACCGAAGATATTCATCATAATATTCTGTTAGCTTCACGTTTTTCTCGACCTATTTTATCCATAAAAACTCCCAAGTAATTCCTGCTTCATCAAACATTTCTTTCGTTATTTCAAATGACTGCATCCAACGATCAGTCACTTTATAATCTTCTTCTATTGACATTATTACATGCTTTATTCCAGTTTGAATAACGCCTTTAGCACATTCTGAACAAACCGGTAATCCAAAAACATATAATGTAGCTCCATCAAGAGAAACGCCAGTATATGTAGCATTATATATTACGTTCATTTCTGCATGAACTACATACTTGTATTTTTGTTCTTTGGTATGTAGTCTTTCAAAGGTGTCTTTTACATTTCTAGGAAAGCCATTATAACCTTGAGATAATACTTGGCCTTTTTCAGAAACGGCAATCGCACCAATTTGGCGCGATGGATCCTTTGACCATGTAGATATTTCTTTTGCTAAAGATAAGAATCGAAGATCCCAAATTTTATCGGAATTCCTAATAGGAGCAATATTCATTATTTTACCAAATCAAAATGGCGCTCATAAACGTGAAGGTTTTGAACTTGCCAGATAATACTACCAGTGCCAATACTTAGCTGAGTAGCAAGTTGTGTTAACACATACTCTTGCCATGCATAATCATTCTTATATCCATATACAACATCGTTAGATCGCATTTGTACAACAGCATATAGTAACTTATTACGAATATAGTAAGTTACAGCATTAGTGCAAATAAAATCAGATTTTCCATTTTCATCAAACTCAACCCAAATAGAAGGACGATTATAAATCATCGCTGCACGACGACCATCTGGGTTATTACGTAATTCTCTTAGTACGTTATTATATTGGTTGTAATATTTCTTAGACCAAATAAGAGTACCGTAATTTGAATTGATTTCTCCATGATCATTTGACGATAACTGCCACGCTTTTGGTGGACTTCTACCATCATTGAAGATATCATTTATATTTGTGGATTGTGATCTATACCAAGAAATTTCAGAATCAATATATTCTTTATTTACTTGGCCAAAAATTGCTGGTTCATCTGCAATAAACGATGCACCAATAATTTCAATTGTTTTTTGACCGGTTTTATCTAAAGTAAAATTTTTATTTTTTAGTTCATCAATAAAGTGTTTGCGAATATCTTTTACTGTGAGATACATAACAATACGTCCAAAAAAGCTGAGGAGATCAAATGATCTCCTCGCGCCTATTTATTTACTTACACTGTAAAGCCGTAACTACGAGCAGCTGCAATTGCACGATAACCTGCAGCAACAACCGATCGGCTTGGTGTACCGAGTCGATAGAAGGTACGGGTTTCGCCACCTTTATTTGTCAAGCGATTTGCATAAATTGCAAAGCCTTTCTGACGAAGATTGGTAATAGTAGCAGTGGGATTAGCTACGCCGAAACGTGACGTCATCTGAGCAGCGGTAAGACCTTTTGAATCAGCCTGAAGAGCTGCAAGTACACGTGATTCTTTTGTTACAGTTGTTGTTACATTTGTCATATCAGTTTTCCTGTATATATTAATATTAAAGTTTATCTTACTAGGTATTTAATAAGATAAGATTATTATACCACACTTTCTATATAATGTACACCTTTTTTTACAGATTATGTGGCGTTTCTTATCTCTTACTATCTACCTTTTTAATAAGATAAGAATATTATACTACGCTTTCTAGTTAATGTACACCTTTTTTTAATTATTTTTATACTAATGCGTTAAGCTTATGTACTTGCGATTCGATCAATTGACCAGAGGAATTATACAAATATAATATTTCGTGTACAAGATTTTCATTTTGTCTTCGTTGTACAGATTGTTCTATTAGTGCAGTTTGCTGTTTACTTGTGGGTATTGGTACTATATTAATTTCAGATTTTTCTACTTTCATATTACTCTCTGGAATGTAATAAAAGGAGCCAAGTTTCCCTGGCTCCTTTGATCTAAGGTTTAGTTAGAAACTACTGACTGTAACTGCGCAGCTGCCCTTTCTTCAACCAACTCAGCATAACCTTCTTCGTCCAAATGAGTTACCGCAATCCAAGCGTGAGACATTTCGTCTGCTGTACGACTACCGTCAACTACCCAGAAATCTGGATCAGGGTTGTTCGGGTTGTTGGCTGTGTTATCATACCACTGCTTGATTACAAGGGTAGCTCCAACTGGAAGTAACGGAGCCACATCTTCTTCATACAAATGACTGTGATGCCATGTTGCACTCCAATTAGAAATTTGACTGATTTGTTCAGTTCTACCTGTTTCAGGATAGTAAATTTCTAAAGAAGCTGCTCTTAAACGCAAGTGACCATGAGGCTGGAAGCTGTCGATTCTAACCGGATGATCAAATGAATGAAAGCCCTGAGTCATGGCAGTGCCATGTGGAGGAACAATCAACTCGCCCTGATTCAATCTGTAAAGTTTTAGATCCTGCTTGTACTTCGCAACTTCTTCGTAGCCTTCAGGATGGAGCCAGATACCGATTTCAACAACGTTGTCCTCGATCACTGTGCCAGGAGCAGTTGCGCCTACGCCACCTGGGAACATATGAATGTCCCAACGAATTCTGGCATTAGCTGGAAGAGTACGGCACACGTTGTCAGGAGCAATCTCGCCCCACTTGCCCATAGCGTATTCAGTCAACATACCAACATCTTCGTACTCGCCGTCAGCATTCATGATTTCTACATTAGAATTAGCATGATGCACAACTGCTTTGGCATTACCCGCTGGTTTTACTTGAATCGCTTTAATGCAACGATCGGTTGTCAATCCAGTTTGCACATATGGACGATGCCACATGTCGTTGCCCAGAGCAGGAACGTCAATTGGTGCAGAGTCTAGAATCAGACTTGGCGCACCAAACTGAGCAGCGAAGGTCCACTCATCTGCCGCTGGTAGATCAGCAACGGGGTGGCTGCGATCTCCCCAATCACCTTCGGGAGCACCTTGTGCGACCCATTGAGTAATTGTATTGATTTCTTCATCAGACAGACGCCAGTCGCCTTGCAAATCCTGAATACCAATATGATCGTCATAAGAGTAAGGAGGCATTTCTTTGTTAGCAACTCTCATACTAACTAGAGGCGCCCAAGGACGAACTTGTTCATAGCTTGTTAATTGCATTGGGCCGATAGCACCTTCTCGGTGACACACTACGCAGTTATCTGTGATAATCTGCGCAACATGATCGGCATATGTAATCTGACTGTCAATTACTGACAAATCAGATTGTGCTTGAGCGGTTATGCCCAGCATTGTGAATGTAGCAGTAGCTACACCACGGTACACATTCTTTAAGTTAAAACGTCGATTTTTCAATCGTTTTCTCCTTTATGTGTAAAAAAATACTTCATAGGAAGTACAATATTATTTATATAAATATAATTGCTTAATTATTATATAATCCCAGTAGCCGGCGTAGCTTAGTTAACTCGTCTAAAAGTTGTTCGCGTGTTTGATTGGCTTTCTCTTCGTCAGCTGTGACAAAGATCTTTAGTGTACGCCCATCATCCTGCAAGTCAAACGTCATTCCAACGATCCCGTACTCCACGTATGATCTTCCTTTGGAATCAATTATCTCTAGTCTGCTTACATTCTCATAGTTCATTACTTTAATCCAAAGTGTTCTTTGATTCTGGTATCAATACGTGATTACTCATTAGGATATTCATCTGTAGAAATAAACACATACTCTGTTTTTGGTGTATAAGGAAACTCAATAGGCACCTGTGAATCTTTATTAGTAAAATAAGACTTGTGCATCTTACCGTCTTCCTCACTCCTATACCACTCCCAGAACACCTTACCATCAATATAATAAGGCTGACCATTAAAACGATCTGCTGATTTAAATACAGCACTGCATCGGTTGTTTTGATATGTTTCGCTATCACAGATATCAGAAACATTATTCCATTCCCAATCTTCACCAGTCAATGGAACAATCGGATAAAACTTTGCTAATTTAGAGAACAAATCAATAGCGTATGGAGCAGAGGATCCCGAGTGTCCTTCACCATTAAAAACATCTAATAGGGCAAGCACATGATTGCAAATCATTTCTTGCCAATCATCCACCCACACACCGTTCTCATCTATCCATCCTGCTGCACGAAACTCGTTCATTGCGTGAACTTTATAGTTGCTCATTCTTTAACTCCAAAATGTCTTTTGATTCTGGTATCAATACGCTCGGGTATTTGCTGGTCTGTATATACACCTTCGTATATGGAAGCACATTCTCTCACAATCAACTCGGCGAACTCTCTCATTTGGTCAAAAGTGTATCCGTGCATATCGCCACGTTCAGGATCATATCCAAGCCATTCTTGGTCGGGGAGTTTAATTCGTTCGTTCATTATTTTACTCCAAAGTGATTCTTTACATCTACCGCAGCCAAATCAGCAGGTCGTGTCCTGAGTTCAACAAAGATATCACAGCATTCCCGCACAATCAACTCGGCGAACTTTTCCACAAATTCTTCGTGTTGTCGCCATTGTTCATCATCAACCGTGGTTAATACTACCATTTGTCCTCTTGCATCAGCGGCAAGTTTTTTAATTCGTTTGTTCATTCTTCAACTCCAAAATGTATCTTTAACGCACCACCTACTGTTTTAGATAAATTCTCACCACAGTAATCAATGCATTCTTTCACAATCAACTCGGCGAACTGTTCCATCTGTTCGTAACTTCCACCAATTGAGTATCTACCCACAGTGATGTCATCGCCAAAATCCGCCAACACATTTGCTTGTTTAGCAATTTCTAAAATTCGTTTGTTCATCCCCACGTCCTTTTGAAAGTCATTTTATATATCCTGACAGCACTGAGTTTCACATTCATCGCAACAAGTACAACAGTATTCATAGTCGTTGGATATTTCTGCTGCGTAGGGGCAAGTGTGCGGAGACTGGGCTTCGTTGTATTGGCATCGTGAACATAATACTACTTGATCGTCTTGCATCTTCTTGCTCCCGTTTCATCAATTTATATAACTATTATAGCAGATTTGAGTAAGAAGTCAAGCATTATTCACAAGTTTCTACGGTTGAGTCAGGCTTGAATTTTGGTGCGAAGCCCCAACCATGGTAGTCTACCCCGTGTCCATGGTAGTAGTAAACTACTCCATTTAAACAAACTTCCGAAAGAGATTTCTCAATCCGGTGCGGGTTGGGGCGCGTATCATCAGCAGGTGAACAAGCAACCATTAAGGTCAGTGATAATAGGATAAATGCGGTTTTCATGTTATTGCTCCTGTTCAGTATAGGGCTTCTAATATAATTTCTCTATTGGTCATATCACCAAACAACCTTTTCCGTAGGTTTCTCACAGTGACGCTACCATCAGCAAGCCAATCACAAACGCTATCGACAGAACGGCAATCATCGAAAAAAACTCTTTCATTGTGCTTCTCCTGAATTCATGTCGGCGTAAACAACAACCATGCATCTAAGATTATTCAGTATCAATGCAGCTGATGCTGTCTCATACTTGCTGATCAGATTACTAGTAATACTGGTGCTGAAGGAAGGATACATAGCACCATTAATCACCTTGCTTGTTAGCATATCAATTAAGTTCGATACCGGATCAGCTGCAGCATAATCTACTTCATGGTTCAGATAATCGACTACCTGCTTAAGAATCTTAATCTCTGCAGCAGCTGCAAATACATCCTGGGCCCAAGACAGAGTATAAGCAGGGTCCTTCTGGACAGCCTCAGCAAACTTGGCAATCTTCTCTTCTTTACCACGGATGTCTGACTCATAGCGGGTCAGCAACTTCTCTACTGTAATTACTCTCATATTATTTCCTTAATCAAACAAGTTACCGGGGTGGCATACGAATTCATTCTTACCAGCATCAGCCCATACCATGGGATGCAGCTGCAACTTGTCAATCACCTGACGGTTGCACATCTCCATGGCTTTGCCAACAGACTCGGCAGTGAACTCAAAGGTTTCTTTCTTCACATAGAATTTAACAGTAATCATGCTGGTTTCTTCCTCTTCATCAATTTATAGTACCATTATAAACAGGTTTTAGGGCAATGTACAATTTATTTTCATTTATTTTTTGTAATAGAATCAATGGCTTAGAAGCTTGCCTTTCTAAGCCATTGATTTGTAAGGAAATAAGAATTGTAATAAATTGTAACAAACTAAAAATAAATTGTTTAACAGAATCAATAACTTAGAGGACCGCATCCAGAGACCCTCAGGCGGCGCTGGAGACACTTTTTCTGGAGGTGGTATGGTACTATTAGATAGGCTTTAAAGTGTCTCTCATGAGGTCTGGTGCTTTTGGCATAAAGTCCTAATCCAACTGGTGTCTGAGATATTACCAGAATTTCCACATACTTCACACGTAACAGCACTCATACTTTCTGCCATTCGCACGATTCCGTAAATAACATCGTCGCCACCATAGTAATAAAAATTGAGTGTGCCAAATTTTTCTTTTACTTGTGTTGCAACCACCTGAGGACATGCTACTGGAACTAGTTTGAGCTGAGGCTCTGGCATACTCATTTCTTCGTCAATCCATCTTTGTTCCCATTTAGACAAACGATTGTAACTACTGTAATCTCCATCACAGGCTCTATTTAATGCACGATTAAATATCAATGCATGCACACGTCTGTTTCTAGTCCAATTAATATGGCTTTGAATATTAGCACACATCATATCAATAATATTATACCAACCATCACTATGATCAAATCCCCAACACATAGCAGTGTGAGTCATAGGTGCATGCCGATTCATAAAAATCCTAGGATATTTTTTACAGAGCTGCGCATCAAGTTCTAATTTCATATTGCACTACCAATGCCTTATTACGTTGGCGAAAATAAAAAAACAAGTTATAACGTGTAAAACAATCCATGATGTTTTTAAGATCAATGCAACTCTTGCTTCGCGCACTGTTAAAATAGGAACATCAGGTTTGCATTGATCAGTCTCACCCATCAAGTGACCTGTAGCTCTTGCCCATATTCGCTCAAATGAATTCATATGTGTTTACCAATTGCTTTTCAATGTGACCATGGAAATGAGCTTCAAGTGCCTGCACGATTCTTTGTTTCATAAACTATTATCCTTTACTAAATCTTCAAATGTGTTAAACAAACTTTCAAATCTCATTTTATAAATGGACTCTATTCCAATTAAAACATTAGCTACTTCATCTTCAGTCATTTGAGGACCGTCAAGATATCTTTTTGTTAACATACTAATATCGTCTACCACATGCCAGCAATTCAATATTTCTTGTTCTAAATCAAATCGTGTTTTCATAATTAAATCTCAAGAGTAAGCCAATCAGTTTCTTGTGGTAATACTTCTACAGTAATATCGCTTCTTTCTTTTTGCATTTGATTTACAACACCAGAGCTTTCTAAGTGCATGCCATAATTATCAATACCACACTCATAACACGATCCTGAAAAGCCATAAAACAAAAATGCATCTTCTGTTTTTTCAACTCTTTCGATACCAGAGTTCAATCTCCAAGATTGTCCACATGTATAACCACCATACCAAGAACCTAAAACTTTGTAAAAGGTTCCATCACTTGATGAAAATATTTTTAATACTACCCATCGGTCAGGTCTCGTCATAATTAATCCCAAAGTGCTTGATAATATTTTCCAAACAATCTTGTACCATTTTTGATACGATCTTCAACTTTTTGCATACGATCATAATCAACTCTAAATGCATCAGGTCCTGTATCTGCTATTAGTTGTGACATACCATTCTCAAGTCGAATTGATTTCATACTAACATTACCAGAATAAAACTCTTCTTGCCATCCTTCATCATTTACGATATGTTCAAACGCCCAGATCATTTCGTCCAACGCCCAATCCCAACGCTTAAAATGATTCTCATCTGTATCCCAATCGTTTTCCTTTGCAGGCGATGATGTACTCTTTAGTTCTTCAGGTACATCTTCATCGTCCACAAACGGTGCGCCATGTTTTGTTTCTTTTAATTGCTTGAGCATGGGTAAAATAATCAGCGCTAATGTATGATCCATTGACCAAGTGTCCCATGGATCAATTTGAATCTTTATTGTGCGTTCGTTATTGCCTTGAATCCAGTATAGCAATCTGGCAAACCATGTTAATTTTCGATCATCGTTAAAAATAGAAAAAACTTCACCAACAGCAGGTTCAGGTTTAACACTACCATAAGTCAACCACTCGCCAAAGTCATGAACCCAATCAGGCTCACTCTCCATCCCGTATTCATCGGGTACTGGTTTCGCCCAAAAACACAACTTCTTCGCTATATTATAGCAAGAGTAATGGTATTTGTATTTTCCTATTTTAACTTTCATAACTATTCCTTATATGCAACCAACACCTGCAATGCTTCCCACTGACCGTAAGTAAGACCAAACCTTTGTTCGCCACTTGAATTAACAGTAACATCGAATCCTTCGCCATTAGACCATTCACACACTTCAGCAAAGTCATGTTGTTTACTCAGGTGACAATAAGGATCCAGTTCAATAAACTTATTTTTTCGTTGATCAACTTTTATCACTATATATTTCCTCAAATACAAACCATTCACATATTTCATTCATGACAGCTTGGTGTATAGCTTCTTTTATTTCGCCTTCAGATGGAGAGTCATTATGTTTGTGAGCGCGGTTATATCCATATTCAACACCTGCGCTGACAGCCATCTCCATTATGTTATACTCTTTTATCTTCATACCTCACCTCCATTGTCTGCTGATAGCCGCTGACCTTGACGGATTGTGTTTAGCTTGTTTGCAAGCTCCTTCGCTGCGGTGTCTCGGAATTTTGCAGAACAATTCACCTGCATCAATACAAGCAACTGCACGCCGTTTTCATCGTAAATACTACCTCCGACTGCCTTATACATCACTCACCTCCCTTGCTGCTAAGAGCAGTGCTTTTCTCGCGCTAAATAAAGCCGTTCGAGGGCGGCCTCAGCTGCAATTACTTCGTCATAAGTTCCCATGTTTAAGTTGTTACACAGCTCAACAAGCGCCTCAAGTGCTGGCTCTAATTTTTCGTACTTATCCGCCACCGCCTCCCCGCTGTGTTGCAGGGCTGCTTGTAGTTTAATCAACTGCCTTATCGCTGCGGCAGCCAGCATGTGGTGGTCGCCTGACGTACTTGACCATTCCTCCATTGTGTCTGCCAATAATTCCAAGTCACTCATACCGTTTCCTTGACTGCTGATAGCATTGCGTCACGACAAGCATTCCAACCGTCTACGTACATCTTGCCGTCCCTGCCCTCTAGTTGATTCCAGACTTTTGCTTCAGGAACCACCGGCTCCCCGCTTTGCAGTGCTTTCAATTCTGCAAGTGCTGCCACGGCGTTTGACTTTAAAAACCTGTCATACGCGACTATCTGGTAGGCTGTTATATCTGAATCACATGGACTTTCGTCTATGTAATCCAAAGCAGATTCCAAAGCTTCTATCGCCTTGCTGATTGCGTCACTCATACCTCACCTCCCTTGCTGAAAATTCAAAGTATTGTTCTGCACTTCGAGGACAAACTCCCCATCTTCAACAGACACGTTAACAAATGTTTGCAAACTATCAGCACTACATCTCAAGTAATCACGCCCACCATCAATCATGTATCCGTCTTTCATTATGCAGTCATGGCGAAATCGACTCACAATCACCTCACCATCCTTTGTTAGGATACCGGTGATAGGAGAACTGAACGCACTTGATGCATCAGTAATGTATGAAGTGTCGCCGTCACGCCTAAACATACCAAAGTAATTAGTATGCCCCTTGCTACGATCAGGTTCAGCAACATAGAACACATCAACTGGTGATTCATTCCAGCCATCTCTTAGGTTCTTAGTACACCAGTATCCCATATACTTGGCATTATACATTTCTTCTATCTTAGCAATCGAGTCTGGACCATAATGGTAACCATTTTGAGGAATCTTTATAAACATTTTTTTTCTCCAATTTAAGCTAATACTTTATTTTCAGGAAGTTCTTTCCAATTAAAGTAAGCTAGCCGCGCCCAATTGACGCCATATACAAAAACTAAAAGCATAACTCCATATTGAGCATTTACCCATGCTGTAAAAAACCAAAATGGTTCTCCAAACAATCCAACTAATCCAGCATAATATCTCATACGCGGATCTTGAGAAGCCATTAAGTACAATGACGTAAACCCCGTAAAAGTAATAATCCCTTGAGAAGCATAATCTAAAATATCTAACATTAACTTTTTACCTTAAGCAATAGCAGCAAACAGTCGAATATTTGATGAACCATCATAAAGTTGATATGGACCATCAATAACAAGTTCTCTATCTGAATCATCACATTCTACTGAGTATGCTTTACTATTTACAGATTTTGCAAACACAGTTACATCTTTTACTTTAGACAATTGAGCCCAGATATATCTGCCACCCGGAGATTGACACGTACCAGCTTCAAGTATAATATCTAGCTTTTTCATTATAAACTTGTAAAAGCGAGGAACCAAACCATATCCCTGAAAACGCTGATCAACCTTTACATGGTCGACTCTCCAAGCAACACTTTTCTCATATACATTTTTATTGATTTGTGAAAGTTCTATTTCACAAACACTGTAGCCAGACACATTGTTTTTAGGTAAAACAAATACGATTGTCTTTGTAACTTTTCCTTCGTAAGCAAAACACTTTATTGATCGTACCGAACCAATAAGTGTATACGTATCATCGCTCATACAAAAATCACGATTATTACCACTTTGAGGAAGATCTATTCTATCAATTGCCATAATATCCTTAAACTTTTAACCCATAAAATTCTTTATACATTTCACGTAAAACCGGTTGCAACTCGTTTTGATATGAGTATGGTATATTTAGCACATAACATATATATTCAACGCTAGTCATTTCTAGTGGAGACCATCCAGAACTTTCAACTATCCAGCGTAAAGCGGTTTCACGGTCATTTGCTCCGCGGTCAATAGTGCTTTGAATATATTCTTCAAAGACTTCTGTTTGTAGTGTCATGATCAATCCCACCGCTCACCGGCATATGCTTCAAAGCCATATTTGGTAAACACAGCAGCTGCAGCTTTTGCTCCAGCATATTTACAATCAACATTCTGTAAACCAGCACCACTTGGGTTCCACCATCGCATAGAGCCTGATAGATCCTTAGTAATATTACAAGAAGCAAGAGCTTTACCTACTTTGCTATTTGCACGGATATTTTCTCCATTCATCTTGTATACATTCAACCAAGCAAAACCACAAGGGTACTGATCTTTTGAATTAAGTTCTTCAACAAAATATTTGCTTGAGGCTGCAAGTGCTGCGGCCTGTGCTTCTTCTACAATCATACGGATTACTGATGGTGTCATAATAAGGGGTCTCGTTATCAATTTATAATACCATTATATACCTGCTAAATGATAATGTACAATTTATTTTTTGTAATAGAATCAATAACTTAGAAAGGGGTTATCCTAAGTTATTGATTTATAAGGAAATAAGAATTGTATCAAATTGTAACGAACGTAAAATAAAAATACTAATCAAATCAATAACTTATAAAACCGCTTCAGAGGCCACCACGATCCACTGGAGACCATTCGCCTGGAGGTGGTATGGACCTAATGGACCTATTAAGGAAGTCTTTTGATGCGTCCTGGCCAGGTATCTTGCCACGTGAATAGGCCACCAAAAAAGAGGCATAGTTAATAAGGTCTTTGGCCGAGTCTTCAATGGATTCATAATTTGGGTTATAATTCGGATCTGACTCCATGGCTTCAATAACAGACCAAAGTCTTAGAACTTTAGCATGAATAATATCCATAATTGAAGCAACACCACGCGGATAATAGTCAGCTTGGACTATTCGTGAATTTGGATTCTGATAGTCATTAGATTTCTTAATTTGAATTTCAGCACATTCAGATAAAACTTTTAGCGATTCTTTCATAATTATATTCTCTGCAAAAATACATTATACCACATTTTTTATAAATTGTACACCATCAAAATTATATATTCCTTCTAAGTAATAGTCACCAGTTTTTCTATCACCAATAAAGATATAAAGCTTATTAGGATACTTTCTCCATTTTTCTGAAGCAGCTGCATTTGCGCGCTTGAGCACGTACGGCACAAAATATTCGCCTTCAGTGACCTTTACTTCAATAGCATCACCACCAAACCGAAGAGGCTCAAACAAGTCTTTATATGGTCTAGTATCATCAACATATCCTTGTTGTAATAAAAATACTTCTGCAGCTAAACCATACATACTTGTAATTTTGATTTCTTCTAATGGTCTTCCGTGTCGAGTAGATTCTTTCGAATATATTTCTAAAGCTTCTCTTTCTGCTCTCATTTCTAAAGCAGAGATGTTGACATCTGTGTTTATATTAAATTTCATAGATTGCAATAAACAAACTCTAAAGCTCGTTCTGCCTCCTTGTCCAATGGTCTATTTGAATACCAATTTCCAGTTTCTAAATCAAGTTCTTTACAAAGTTCTACTACTTCATGAACAGTAATCGGATATTCTTGTTTTATTGCATTGGCTGATATTGACACCATCAGCTGATACATCTTATGATACCATCCAGTATCAGATATAGTTTTATATTCAGCAATAAGTTTTTTGTTAACAAATGGACAATCGCGATATGATGTCCACCGAATAGATCTATTCTCTAATTGATCTTTACGATGCTGAATTATTTTTTTCTGCATTTCTTCAGGAAGACTGTCGAATAACGTATTGCCAACTTTCTTTTCTATAAATGGATGTTTCAATAAAAGTTGGTCAACATCAATGCTTGTACCTTCACGCTTAAAAATAAAATTGTTAGAGTTATCATACTTAGCGGGAATATAATACATTCTCGATAAATCTTTAGTTTGTATATCTCCCATTGATTCGAGTTCTGTATTAAGAGCAAACCAAAAATGTCTAATTTTATCAGCTTGAATATGTTTGTTTAGTTCAAAGACAAGCCTAAATTTTGGTTGCGCAATTGTAGAACTTGCTGTTGAGTAACAAATAAACTTCCAATCAGTAATCTTATTATACATTAATTCTTGCAAAGTTTCCATCGTACAATTTAAACTATCAACATCAACTGCTGCCCATCCTCCCCAAGCAACAACGTTTTTATTTGCACGAGTAGTATCTTTTACGTAGTAGGCTGGTGAAATAAGTTGAGCAGATTTTTTATCTTTTCTTTTGACTTCAGATAAATTGTAAAGTAATTGCTCAAACTCATCGAAGCTAGAAAGATTCATGCTTCGATGAGTTTTGTTATCAAATATTGAATTAAAAAGTGTAAGGCAAATGTCCATGGTTGTCTTCATGATTAGGTGCAATCCAACCAGCAGGTTTAATAAGATCTGGCAATCCCAATGGATTAGGCCTTTCTGGTTTTACGCCAGGAACCTTCGACATATTTGCTTCAAGTACTTTATCCCAAGCTTTATAAGCATCAACACCAAATGCATCAAGTGTGCCAATTGCTACTACGCACAAATCAATTAATCCATCAACAATTTCTTCAGCGTCTTTACTATAAATCGCGTTTTGTGTTTCAAGTAGTTCTTCATTAAGAAACTTCATACGAAAATGTAAAAATTTTTGAAGAGACTCTTTACTTCCATCAGTGTTAACACGCAATTTATTATTCACCCAGTCATTCACGCCGTACTTGGCATGCATTGCTTCTATATCGCTTACCCAATCTTTACTCATAATATCCTCTATGTGTGTGTAATAATTTTAATGCCAGCATCACGAATTGCCAATTGGCATATTTCACATGGTTGCGCTAACTTTGGTTTACCTAACGAATCATACCTTGATATTTCAATTTTATGTGCTAGGCTAATATCTTTACATTTTAATATAGCATGAATTTCAGCATGTAAAAATATTGCATGTTCTCTTCCAATTTGCTTAGCGTATTTGGCTTGTATAGGATGAGACTTAACATAAGAGTTTTTGCCGGAACTTAAAACTGCTCCACGCTTATCATATATCGTAGCTTCTAATTCGAATCTTTTTCTTGTATTACATTTCATAGTATCTATTATACACCAATAGTATTGATATGTACATAGGGTTAACTAAAAAAATCTTCGATTGAAACTTTCTCTTGAGTAGACCAACCAATAGCGTCTAGAATTGGCGTGATAGGATCAAGGAAAGTTTTTTCAAACTGCATTCCATAGTCTATATACTTATTGAGCTGAATTTCTGGAGGTAAGTACATTGGAAACGATATAACATTTTCTCTAATTGGATTAGGAGTTTTTAGATAGCAAAACTTTATCTTATCACTGTTTTTAATTAGAACATATTTTTTTTCTAGGTTCTTATCGGCAATACATTTGTTATAAAGCAAACTTCCACGTACGTGAATTGGTGTGCCTTTTGTGTATATTGTAGCTTTGTTCTTCCACTTATTGATATCACTTACGCCACGTGGAAACGAAATTTCTTCAGGTGGCAAACTATAAAAATATTTCTTAAAATCAGAAATTGCTTTTTGAGTATCAGATTGAGACCCAGTCATAATCACTTTGAATATATCTCTTAGTGCAGTTCGAACTTCTGATGGAGTTGAAGACTTAATAGCTTCAATGCCCATGATCTTTAATTTTGGTTCAGCGTATTGCACACCTTCATTATTGTGCACGTTCAAAATATATCTTTTCTTTGCTGTCCAGATACCACGATCAGCTATAGCTTCTCTAGCCATAACCATCCTGTTATCATATCCATTCATCATTTCAAATAATTTTGCATACGCGTTTTCAAATATTGGTTCAAAGTGGTCAGTGCAGATTTTATTAAGAAATGCGACTGGTTCAACAGGATCGAACTTAGATACAAGTTTTCCAAAATCAACGTAAAGAGAATCAGTATCGATAGCAATAACATAATCAACCTCCTGGGTTTTTAATATTTTATTCATTTCA